ACTACTGCTAATAGTAAAGCAGGTATTACATTTCGTGATGATACTAAAGTTCAAATAACAGAACAATCTAAACTCGTAATTGATACTTTTGTTTATGATGGCGAGAAAAAAACTGGAAAACTTGGTATCAAAATGGCTCTCGGAACCATTAAATATGCCTCTGGGCAAATTGCAAAAAATAACCCTCAACAAGTACAAGTAGATACTCCTACAGCAACCATTGGGGTACGTGGTACAGATTTTTCTGGTACTGTAGATGAGATAGGTCGCTCTACTATTGTATTACTCCCTTCTTGTCCAGTCGGTTGGAAGAATATTGAGCGTGATTGTAAGGTAGGTTCCATATCTGTAACTACTGATGCAGGAACTATTTGGTTAACCAGAGCTTTTGAAACTGTAAACGTACAAACTAGCATGTCTACTCCTAAATCAAATATAATGAATCTTAGTTTAGACCAAATTAATAATATGCTTATTGTTACACCAGCAAAACCTGTTGTTACGGATAATCAACCTACTAATGCAGGTTTTAATTTTTTAGATACAGACTACTTAGCACAAGATTTTCTTAAATACGCAGAATTGGACCGCAACTATTTAACAGAGTATAATAAATTAAATAAGAATTTCTTAGATACAGATTATCTTTATAATTTCTTAGATGTATCTGGTTCTCAGTATTTAGGAAATGAATTAGCAGAGGGCAATACACTTCTACCTAAGTATACAGCAGCTTCTGGTTTAAAATATTATGTTGAAAATGATTTTGTAACTTTACACAAAGAAACATTTAATGCGTATTCTCAAGTTACAGTTCCTACAACTCAAAATATGACTATGAGTCTAACTCAAGAAGGTACAGAAATAAAACAAATAGTTAATTATGCAGGTTCAACAACTATAACTATAAGGCAGTCAAATTAATGAAATATTTAGTAGCACTATTGTTATTGACAACTACTGCTAGTTCGCAGACAATAAATAATGCAATTATAAATTTACAAGGAGCTAATCAGAGTGTTGATATTTCTCAATCTGGTGGGTTTCATAGTGCTACTGTGGACCTGCGCGGAAATAATTTGGTTTTTAGTGGAACCCAGTCTGGCTCAATTTCTCAGAGCTACTCTATTACTATCAATTGCGGTAATAGTTGTCCCACAAACCAGTTCACCGTTAATCAATACTGATGGAAGCTCTGGGCAAATATCTTACAAGCACTTGGGCATTTGTTATCAGCGCCTTTCTCCTATTGATGTTGTATGTAGTAAATCCTACTCCATTACAAATTCTTCAATTAAAGACTTTCGACCTCTACATAACTTCATTACAACAAAAACAATCTGATGAGATAGTAATTGTTAATTTTGGGGAAAAGTCCGTAGAAAAGTTTGGTCAATGGCCTTTTGACCGTCGTGATATTGCAAAAACTATAGATATATTAAGGAAAAATAATGCTGGTCCAATCGTTATGCCGATTCTTTTTTCGGAAAAAGATAGAGCCAACGGAGACTCAAGCTTCGAAACTACGCTCAAGGATGGAGGAGTTATCATTGCTCAAACTCCAACCTCCCAAAACAAGTTACCTGATGCGGTTCGTAGAGGCTTCTCTGCTATTGGTTCTGACCCTGCTAATTGGCTCTTTGGTTGGCGTGGAGCTATCGCTCCTTTACCAGCTTTTGCTTCAAATGCAGAAGGTGTCGGACTTCTTGCTACTATCCCCGAGCCAGATGGCGTTGTTCGTAGGCTCCCTATGCTCGCCCGTATTGGCACTGATTTATATCCCTCGCTTGTACTTGAAACTCTTCGAGTAGCTGCGGGAGACCCGTCTTATCAGATTAAAACAGGAGACTCAGGGGTTGAAGCAGTACGTATACCACAGTTTCCAGCTATAACTACTGATGAGCGTGCTCGTATATGGCTTTCTTGGAATAATAAGTTTGATACTATAGAAGCTACTGAAATTGACGAGAGAGTAAAAGATAAAATAGTTATACTCGGATTAACTATTGAAGGTGTTGGAGGTATTATAGCAACACCAATAGGAGAGCATTGGGCTCACGAAATACAAGCTCAGGCTTTGCAAACTCTTATCGACGGGACTTCAATTTCTCGATTATCATATGCAAAAATAATAGAATACATATTACTGATAGTATTGTTAGTCCTATTTGTTTATATAGTTCCAAAATTATCGGTAAAGTTAACTGTTCCATTTTATATATTCTTCCTTAGTAGTATAGCCTATAGCTCATACTATCTATTTTCTAACTACCTACAACTTTGGGACATTAGTTACATAATAATATCCTGTTCTATTGTATTTGGACACTTAATATTTAATAATTTTGCCAGAGAATTTAGACTTAAGCAACAGATTAAAAAACAATTTGGAACATATTTGTCACCTGCTCTTGTTGAAAAATTACAAAAAAACCCAGAGCTTCTAAGACTTGGAGGAGAAACACGTGAGTTGTCAATCATGTTTACTGATGTTCGTGGGTTTACTACTATTTCTGAGCATTACGGAAGCGACGTTCAGGGGTTAACTCAGATTATGAATCGTTATATGACAGCTATGACGTCAAAAATAATACAAAATGATGGTACATTAGATAAATATATTGGTGACGCTCAAATGGCTTTTTGGAACGCACCACTAGATGATGAATGGCATGCAAGACACGCAGTTAAAACAGCTTTAGAGATGTTAGGTGACTTGGAAAGATTCAACAGAGAGATTTCTGACGAAGGTGTCCCTCCTTTTGGTATGGGTCTTGGTATTAATACAGGTAGCGTTGTTGTCGGAAATATGGGATCTTCTCAGCGTTTTGATTATACTTGTTTGGGTGATACTGTTAACTTGGCAAGTCGTCTTGAAGGACAGAGCAAGCCTTATCATGTGAAGATGGTAATCGGTCCTAAAACATATGAGTATGTGAAAGACGAGTATCTTTGTTTAGAGCTTGATTGTCTTGCTGTTAAAGGTAAATCAGAGGGTGTTAATATATATACTATCGTTGATAAAGACTTTGAAAGCGTAGAAAAAGCTAAAGACCATAAACATTTTATTAATCACTATCGTAATATGAATTGGGCTGTGGCCCAAAATTATATTAAAACTTTAAAAACTTATTTTAAAGGTGATATGGATGAGTATTATGATATGATGAATGAAAGAATTGAAGAGTATAAAACCAACCCTCCTGGAGTATACCAAAATGATAAATATATCTGGGATGGAATTTTCAGAACAAATAGTAAGTAAAATATTATATATAATATCTGTTTTATTATTTATATTAGCAGGTTTATTGTTATGGAAGAAATATGGAGAGATATTATTTATAAGTAACATGATACTCTCTATATTGTGTTAGGGGAGATTTAACTAACATGAAATATGACCATAATAAAAATCAACTAGTGTCATCAACAGCTGAAATACCTGTTGTTGCTACAATTAAAGACTTAGGATTATTTACTACAGCAGGTAATCTAGATACTTCAATAGATGCTTTTGGAAGAGCTAGAATATCTACTCCTTATACACTATTTGATTCTGCTTTACGTTACGACGACCAAAGACAAAAGTGGAATACTGCTAATACAGGAAGCTCTTCTGCTACTCATAATGCTAATGGTTCTTTTATGTCGATGCAAGTAGGTACATTCTCCGGTGATTCAGTGATTAGGGAATCAAGACGTGTTATGCCTTATCAACCTGGTAAAAGCTTGCATACTTTACAAAGTTTTGTAATGGGAACAGGAAAACAAAATGTATGTCAAAGAGCAGGTTTTTTTAGTACTACTAATGGGATTTATTTTGAAACAGCAAATAATATGGCTTATATAGTTAAACGTTCTTCCGTTTCTGGTACTGTCGTTGAAGAACGCGTACCTCAAACTGATTGGAATATTAATAAATTTGATGGGGGAAACTATAATTTTATTAAAGCTAATATGAATTTTGATAAATCACAAATATTTTGGACAGATATTGAATGGTTAGGGGTAGGTTCTGTAAGAACTGGATTTCTTTATAATGGTTATTTAATACCAGCACATGCTTTTCATCATGCTAATAAAGAGCCTTCTACTTATATGACTACTGCTACGTTACCATTAAGATATGAAATTTTTAATACTGGAGTTACTGATAGTCCTACAGAACTTAAACAAATATGTGCTACTGTTATGAGTGAGGGAGGTTATGAGGCTAAATCAGGTCAATGGGGTATCACTAGAACGGTCCCTATTACGTCTAATTCTGTAGCAACAGGCTGGGCGCCTATTGTATCGTTAAAACTAGCGTCAGGACGAGAAGATTCTGTAGTACTACCTGATACGGTATCTGTTACAGGAGATGGTACTAGCGCTATCTATGAGTGGGCATTATGGAAAAATGCTACTGTAACAGGGGGTAAATGGTTTGTACATGAATCTAATAGCGTTCAATATAACTCTAATGCTAATACCATGACTACTACTACAGCTATTAGACTTAATGGAGGAATATTTACTTCTGCAAATAAAGTAGATGGAGTAATTAACTCTGGAGTAGACTACAACTATGAGTTTCAATTAGGAAGAGATTTAAACGCTAATTCTGATTCTGTAACACTAGCAGTAAGACATATTGCTGTAGGAGGTACGGTATATGGAATTCTTAATTTCTTAGACCTAACTTAATAAAAGGAGAATAAAAAATGGCAGAACAACAAGAAATAGTAGAAGTAAAACCAGCAGAAGACTGGATGGTAAAAAAATGGCGTCCAGCTATGGGATGGACATATATGGTAACTTGTTTATTTGACTTTGTTTTAGGTCCTGTACTATATAATGTGCTACAGTATTTAAATCCAGGTCAGGCAGTTGGTATGTGGACACCACTAACTTTACAAGGTGGTGGTATGTATCATCTAGCTATGGGAGCCGTTCTTGGCGTTACTGCGTGGTCACGTGGTCAGGAGAAAATGAAAGGTACAGAGTAATATTGTATTACACAATAGTCGATAAATGCCCAGCGTGTCAAAATTTACAGAAACGCTGGGTTATTCCTAGTCATAAAAAAGAAGAAGTTATAAGTTGCGTAGAATGTCATATTAATTTTTTTGATGACTCAAATGTTTATCAAATAATTCTTACTGATAATGTTTCTTATTCAATTAAGTCAGCTTCTTTTTAAGATTTTTTATATTGCTAAAGCATCTTATTTTTGTTATTATACAGAAATGAGGCGTAGAACCTCTTTTAAAAAAGTTTGGGGTAAACATTTATTTGTCAAATCTTAATTAGAAACACTCAATGTAATCTCTGCCTATAAAAATAGGCAGAGATTTTTTGTTTTATAGGAGTGTATTAATGGGTAGAAGATCATCTGCTAAAGTATATGAAATATCTAATTATAATAATAAAATTAAAGCAAAAAATCCAAATCAAGAATTATATTTAACTTATCTTAATGACTTTAGTAAAAATTATGTTTTTGCTACAGGTCCAGCTGGAACAGGTAAAACCCTTCTTGCAGTAGAAAAAGGTATAGAGTTTTTTGAAAGAAAACTCTTTAGTAAAATTATAATAACAAGACCTGCTGTATCTGTAGATGAAGAGCACGGTTTTTTACCAGGTACTCTTGAGGAAAAAATGGACCCTTGGGTTAGACCTATCATGGATGTCTTTAAAGAGCACTTTAGTAAAGAACATATTGACTATTTAATTAAATGTGAAAAGATTGAAATATCACCTCTAGCTTATATGAGAGGTCGTACTTTTAAAAATGCTTGGATTGTTGCAGATGAGATGCAAAATGCTACTGTTAATCAAATGAAACTTTTACTTACTAGACTCGGAGATAAAAGTAGAATAGTGATAACAGGTGATTTACAGCAAAATGACCAAAAGAACTTAAATGGATTACAAGACTTTTTACAAAAAGAAAAAACTATGGAATCTTCTTACATTAGTACTATAGCTTTCAAACCTAGTGATGTTGAAAGACATCCTGCTATTAAAGATATTCTACATATTTATGGGGATGAATAACCTTTGTAAAAAATAAACTTCTTGGATTAAAGCCTTATTCGTGTTATTATATAAAATAATTTGTAGTTATATCTCGCATCGTCTCTGTCATACTATTTGTAATGTTACATAAACTGACGTATTGGAGATTATTACAAATTAACTATTAATAACTACGAGGCTATCTATGAAAAATTATTGTAGAGTTTGTGGAGAAGAGTTTAGCGATAAACGTGCTAAACTTGGGTATCGTACTTGTCTCTCTCATGGAGAGGGGCAAAAACAATATACTGTGTCTATTTCTTATAATAAAGGCCCCTACCAGCTTATTACTCGTAATAACATTAAATCTATAGGTAAAAAATGAATAGTCTTGAAAAAGCTTCTTGGATTGCCTGGGGTAACTCTAAAGTAAGAGATATGGAATCTTTTATTAGGACTTGGCCCTATGAGTCGTGTTCTAATTTTGAGCTAGGTATGATTAAATTTGATTTTTCTAAAACTAGAACTCGTTGTAGGGGTGGTATCTATTATGTAGAGGGTATCTGGGTTCCTGGTATTAATATTGCTATGCACAACTATACTCAACCTACTAATATATATAGGTTTTATGAATATTCATCTTATGATGCTGACCCCGTAATTGGGGGTTTTTATTCTGATAATATTGAGCATAGGATTATGGCAGTTCTGTGCCATGAGATGGCCCATGCAGTTCAATATTGGCATAAGTTTTATCATAAGATACCTATTGGTAAACCTCATGGAGAAGACTTTAAAAAGCACTACTATATTCTTAGGCAAGTTTATGTAAATAATATTTTGCCAAATCAAAATGATACTGGTATTAGATATAGAGCTTTAAAGAAAATCGCTATCACTCAAGAACTTGGACCAATTAGGCGAGCATCATAAGGAATTTATAATGGATAAAAAACCAACGTATGAAGCACATGAAATTATAACTTCAGCTATGAAAGATTTTCATACAATAGTTGAATTTTATAGTGCTAGAAATCCACAAGCAACTGCTGCAGCTTTGCTAGCTATAACTAGGCAATTTTATCTTAAAGCTAATGGACCAGAAACCTCAGCTATGATGTTTTATAAGCTTGCAGATGAATTAGCTCCTTTAGTATCCAAGAAGAAGTTCTAACATGGAATTTTTTCTTGCACTATTACTATTTTTTATGGTATTATTTATATGTATTTCAATAGGTGATGCCGTCGAATCCGTAACTTACAATTTGGTTTGTCCAGATGAAAAAAGATCAGAGCTTTATCTCTATATTGAAGAAAATCACTCAAGACATACAGTGTGTAGGGAACCAAACCCTCGCAGCGTGCGTTGTAAAAAATAATAAAATTATTTCTTTCGGACATAATAAAAATAAAACTCACCCTTTACAGAATAAATTTAGCAAACATCCGCAAGCTATCTTTCTTCATGCAGAAATAGACGCTATTAAAAACGCAATAAAAAGAGTAGGAACTGATGCATTAGTCGGTTCTACTCTTTTTATTGTTAGAACTAAGAAAGACGGCTCGGAAGGCCTTGCTAAACCTTGTAAGGGTTGCATGCAGGCTATTGAGTCTTTTAACCTATCTAAAGTTGTATATACTACTAATTTAGAAGGAACATATCAAACATTGAAAAGGTATTAATATGATTATTTATTGGAGAGTTAGTGAGGTACAGGATACTCTAAGTTTTGCAAAGCGCTGGGAAGGTAAAGATAAGCGTGAAATGTTACGTAAGTGCTGGTTATCAGTACAAGCTTCTATTACTGTAGAAGATACAATTATTATTTGTTGGGATAAAGTAAGGCAATCTACTTTAGACTGGTTAGTATCTAACTCTAAGACTCCGAATGTAAGTTTGTATGAGTGTCAGATTACTCCTATTGATGCAGCAGTAGAAGATACTATTGGTCATGTAATGGACCATAGGCGTTTTCACTATACTGTCTTTGCTAATCTAATGGACGAAACTACTAAGAAGTATCCAAATGATGTACATTACCTATGTAATGATGACTTCTTACACCTCCCTAATGCAATACCTGCTATGAAATCTGTTTATAAAGATGGGTGGAAAGGATTTGTTACCTCTTATGACTATCCAGACCGTTATACATTAGATAGAAGTAGGAATTGTGAACTTCTACTAAATGAATACTCTCATTGGAGAACTATTCCTTCTTGTACAGGTGTTACCTCTGCACTCGGGGTTGTTTGGCAGCATCATATGAAACTTCTAAAACAAAATGCTATATTTAATTCTGATAGTTTTACTTGGGAAGCATATGCTAAGTCTGGAGCTATTTGTCCAGTACCGGGAATGTCAGCTCATCTAACTGAAAACTGCCTAACTCCTAGAATTAATTGGAAAACTATCTATGACTCTATTGAGCTAGAAGATGATTGGAGTTAAAATATGAATATTGATGAAATTATAAAAGTAGTCAGTGAAACTACTTCTGATATTAATGAGCATATTTTAATATTAAAAAGCTATGCTGAAAAGTGCGAACATATTACCGAGTTTGGAGTAAGAGCTCCTACTAGTACTTGGGCTTTTGTTGCTGGTAAGCCTAAAGTCTTGAGGTCATATGATATAAGTCACCCAGATTTACACTTAGCTAATGCCATAGCTAATTTATCTCTTGCTGATGTAGAAGCTACTTGTAAAGAACTAGATATTGATTTTAAATTTGAATTAGCTGATGTGCTAGCCGTAGATATTGAGCAAACTGATTTACTATTTATTGATACAGAACACCATTATTATCAATTAAAGCAAGAACTTCATAATCACGCTTCTAAAGTTAATAAATATATTATATTTCACGATGTAATAACTTGGGGTCGTTTTGGAGAGGTTTATGGTAGACCTAACTTAATTATACCAGGTCTGTCATATGCCATAGAAGAATTTCTAGCTTATAACAAGAAACAATGGAAAATGGCAGATTTTTTTCAAAACAATAATGGGCTGCTAGTTATAGAAAGATGTTAATATGAAAAATATAGTTATTGCTGGGTATGGTTTTGTTGGTAAAGCTCACGATAGCTTATTAAAAATACATAATAATACTCATATTGTAGACCCGGCTTTTAATAGTTCTAGAGTTTATGATTTTCCAGATGCAGATGGTGTGATTATTTGCGTATCTACTCCTAAAGGGTTAGAAGGAAATTGTGATATACAAAATGTATTAAAAGTTATTAGAGATACTAGAATTTCCACACCTATTCTTATTAAGAGTACTGTATCCTTAGAGGGGTGGGACCGAATTAAAAGAGTTTATCCTACTCATACTATCGCTTTTTCTCCTGAGTTTTTAAGAGCAGAAACTGCTTTAGAAGATTTTGCTAATATGTTCGAAATGTATATTGGTGGTGATGCTACAGATTTTTGGAAAGAGTTATTTGTTATGGCATATAATGATATATTAGACGTTCAAGTGTATCCTCCAGAAGAACTTATCTTAACTAAGTATGTTAGAAATAGCTTTTTAGCTACTAAAGTTGCTTTCTTTAATCAAATCTATGATTTATGCCAAAAAACTAAAATTAATTATGATACAGTAGCTCATCTAGTTGGTTCTGATAGTAGAATTACACATAGTCATACTAAAGTTACTACTGAAAGAGGTTTTGGAGGGTACTGTTTTCCAAAAGATACTGAAGCGTTACTATATACTACTAATGATGTTAACTCAAGTCTTAGTGTACTGGAACAAGCAGTTAATTATAATAAAGTAATTAGAAATGATGTTTGATTTAATAAAAGGTAATTTAATCCATAAGTTAGCTTTTATTGATTGGGATTATATAGATATTGGTACTGGTAATACTATATATCCATTTGCTAGTATAGGCACTTCAGCAGAATTTCCCGGTAAAGATTCTATAGGTCGTGTAGTTATCGGTAATAATAATACTATTAGAGAGCATGTAGTTATAAATAGGTCTGTAGATGCTATAACTTCTATAGGTGATAATAATTACTTAATGAATCATTCTTATATAGCTCACGATGTAACTATTGAAAATGATTGTACCTTAGCTTGTAGTTCTATGGTCGCTGGTTATTCATATATTATGAATGGTTCCTTTTTAGGTATGGGAAGTGCTATACACCAATATTGTATAGCAGGTTCTTATTCTTTGGTGGGTTTAAACTCCGTAGTTACTAAAAAATCACTTATATTACCCGGAAACATATACGCAGGTGTTCCTACTAAACTACTTAAAAAAAATACTGTAGGATTATCTAGAAAAAATATAGATGAACACACTTTAGAAATAGAAACTGTAAGGTATTTTAATTTAAAAAATGAATATAATTATTTTTAAAATTCCTCTTAATATCAAAATAACTAAATTATAAATGTGTGATAAAATAATATATATGCACATTCTGAAATTAAGTATTCTTTATAGCTTTTGCTTTCTGGTAATTTA